TCTTATGAGTTTGATTAGAATTTAGCTATGGCGATGGCGTGACCAGTAGATACCAGAGACATAAACCCCAACATGCTGATTATGCCAGTATCCATGCCCAACGCGAATGCCGCGACGGCTAGCAATGAAAAACCTAATGAACACAAGGCGACTAGGATTGTTATGAATGTGTGCATTAATTGGCCATCCATATGATTAGTGCCGTTGAAGCTGCAAACGCTGTTGCGGTGATTAGTAGGGCGATAAGCATTGTAAGAACTCCTAAATGATGCAGCAAGCCGCTGCGATAACCGTTCCTACCCCGAATTGATTAGATATGTAAATAGTTAATTTGCACCAATATGAAAATAATTCGAAAACAGCAGGGGATGCCGTTGTTCTTATAGGTACGCGCTCGAGGCTGTTGGGTAGCTGTTGGGTTCTGTTGGTAGCTGTTGGGTTCTGCAAGGTTTCTGCAGGTCACCGGAAAACAGTAGAGGAGACAAAAACAGACAAAGGAACTGCGGCTATCTCGAGGAACCTTGCGGATACCTGCAGAACCTGCCCGAATTGGTGCGTAACAGTCCCGTTAACTGTTGCCCGCCCCCCTATTTATATGGATGAAAAGGTATGTTGGTGTAAAGGTTGGTGCAAACGACCTGCCCGCCCCGCCAAATATCGGAGGATCGGCAGGGGGGAAATCGCAACACCGCCTATTACGTATACCCCCTCACAGTTTTTATCCTAAATTATCTCGCAGAACCCTGCAGCCGCCTAAAGCAACCACCAGTAACCTTACAGCCACCTACGGCTTCCATCAGTATTCCTATCACACCATGGGCATTTATGGTGGGCCATGCGTCTAATATCGGCTCTTGAGATACCTATATCGTTTAGTTCATGGTTTGTGTGCATTCTGAGTTGATCTGCAGCCCAGTTAGCTCTCCGGTGGAACTGATAGTCCTCCCAAGCTTTCATATACTTCTTCATATCATCTATCTTCTTATGTTTAATATTACTTGGGAGGGGGGATGGGGGTCATCATCATCATCATCTATAGAGTGATATAGAATTGAGCTGGGTCTAGGGTAACCTATAGTATCTATAGGTATGCAAAGGGGGGGAGGGGTTTCCTTTTCCTTCTATGGTGCAACCTAATTCTAAGTTGTTACCACTTCATGCTTTTCCCGATGCCATCTGCTAGGTGTCCTGTAACGACTGCTAGCCCCATTGAGGCAGCTTGCCGGACCTTCTCGACTTCTTGCATGAGCATCTCTTCTCTACGGGAGCCTATGCGTACTTCAGCGTCTTGAGCCATTGCATCGACCCAGTATTGCACTGCCATTGCTAGACTATCTAGGCGGTCATCATTGGATAATGCTCCACGTTCTGCAGTAACCCTAGTGAGCTGGTACATCAGTTGGTATCTGAGTGCTTGTTCAGGGGGTAGGTGCTGTGTGCTTTCGTAGTCCTGCTTGATGACCTTCTTATCGATGACAAGCTTATGCTGGTTCATCACAGGTTCAAGGACATCGATGATACGTTTCTCTTTCTGAGTGTTGTGACGTACCTCAGACATTGTGACAGGGTGTATCTTGCTAATGATGGGTGTCATGAGCTGGTTGAACATGCCGTCACCAAAGTTACTCTCAACGATGATTTCGTTTACGTTCTCTTCTTTAGCAATCATGGAGAGTTTCTGCAGGGCTTCTTCAGAATACCCACCAGTCACGCCGCCACATCTACGGATATACAAGAAACCGTTGAGCATCTTAACAACTGCGTAGCCTGTCTCGTCTTTACCTCTACCTGAAGGGTCAATAGACATTACAGACCCGCTGTATTCTACAAATTGGTCAGCGATATACATAGGTTTGTGGTAGTGGTCCCCATTGAACGCTACGTTCGGTAGTTCCTGTACGACATACTGTTCACCAGATGCCCACACGACCTTCTCAGGGGCCTCGTCAGGGGGTATATCCATCACTACTAGGTCAGACACCTTGAGAGGGTATCTCTCGGCATCAGAGAGCCTCGTATCGAGCATAAACTGTAGTGCAAACCCTGAGCGACCATAGGATGCTTCACGTTCCAATAAGTCAAAGTCTGAGAAGCGGTTAGGGTCTGTAGATTTACCTATGATTTCTGCATCATCTTCCAGTTCTCGCCGTACCTTTGGGGCCAGCTTGTCACCTAAAGACACCAACTGGTCTTCGTTAGGGTATCTAGCGGGCCAGATGCGTACTTTGTAGCCACGATCCGGTAGTTTGTTATATAGGCTCTCTTGGTTCTGCGGTGTACCGAGGTAGATGATACGTCCGTGAGGCTTCAAGATAGCGTCAAATTCTTTTACAGCTTCTGAGAGCTTATCTCTCATGCCCTGTGTGGCAGAGTTGTTAGGTACTTCGATGTCATCGGCAATCAATACGTCAGCACGAGAACCTGCAAGCTGTCCTGTAACACCTACAGACTTTACTGAAGGTGCGTGAGACGCTGCGGCTGGGCCTACATCAAAGCTAATCTTAGATTGTCTTTGGTCACCACGAGGCATCAAGTGTTGTAGTACTTCCATCTCGTTAATGAGGCGAAGCGTAAAGGTCGTAAAGTCATCTGAACGTGTCTTAGATGCTGATACGACCAAGATGTTAAGTTGAGGGTTCATATACAGGAGCCAGACTACATACGCCGATGTAATCCAAGATTTCCCCACGCCTCGGAAAGCCTGTACGATAATACGTCTATCACCATTCTGAATATGCTTGGCAATGTCGTATTGAACTGGGGTAGGGTCTGGAAGGTTTAGGTGCTTCCAACAGACGAATAGGAACTTGCGGAAGTCGCTTAGAGGGTCTTGATCTGTTGGTATTCCTAAAGAGGTTGTCTCTTTAAACATGTGGTCTCCTGAGAGGGTCGCAGAGGGGTGGTAGAGAGCCTTTGGCACCCTACACACCCGACACGATTAATGACGCATTTCTGAGGCGTCTGCGTCGTCGTCTGCGAAGTTTGGAAGGGTCTTCACGAGGTCTCCGAGCATGGAGTTCTCTGTGGGTAATCCTTCGATGTGATTGTCCTTTAGAAACTGTCGGGCCACGTTAAGGTCTGACGACTTAGCTTCAGGGTCTTGAACCCGTAGTAGGAGGTTTTCTGCGAGTGCTTTATGCAGAAGCTCCATCATTTCTTTCTCGGTCATTTGGATGCTCCTTTGTATTTCTCAAAAGTTCTCATGCCGCCCAAGCCGAGCAGTGAAAGAACTAAAGTCATGAGCTGGTCACCCTGCAAACTTGGTAGTTCTGCGGGTAACTGAGCGTAGGCGTTTATAAGGCCAGCGAAGGGTAAGATGAGGAACTGATAGCCCAAGCCAAGGGCAGCGACCCAGCCGATAGCTGGACGCCACCCAGCCACAAATATCGAGCGATGCTTGGCACCTTCAATATTTGCAACTGCTTGGAGCATGTGCGGTTGCTGCATAAGTGTAGCTAGTTTTAGCTTTGCAGCTTCCCGCTCTTCATCAGATGTGAAGAGGTCATCTAAACCTTTCGCAAGCCCATCGACGATACCGCCAATAGGATTGAGATTCATATGATTTCCTTAGAGTTGTGATTTGATAAAAAGTACGAAGTAAAAGAAGCCAACGAGGCCACCGAGAAAAACACAGACGGCAATACCAATTGACAATTTAACCATCAGTTCTTCTCGGTGACGCTCGGCGTTTTTCTCAGCTTCGCGACGGTTGACCCGTGCTTCCTTTTGAAACATGAGCCAACTGTCCCAAAGCCCCGCGCGTCCAGTATAAATCATGAGTTGCTTTAAGTCGGCTTCAGCTTCCTTTATGGATTCCAAAGCCATGAACTCTTCGAGGTCAGTGGCCAGTTGGGGTCTCAGCGTTCCCAGAAACCCCGTGCGCTTTTTCTGTACTTTTTTCTGAAGTTGATCTTTGCTCTCAGCAATTATGCCAATCTGCTTCGCGCAGTCAGCTATAGACCTGCCGTTTTGCACGAACTTTTTGACAATGCCGAAAGCAGCGTTGCACGCAGCTAGTTCAGCAAGCATAGAGTTCTCCTAGCGGCTCTCTGCCA